AATACAGCACTCGGACAAATTCAGGCAATTTCAATAAGGAGATGAACACATGCTCAACGGAATCACATGGCATGGCTTACACTCACAGCTTGACTTCGGTGCAACACTTACGGAACGGGACACTAATATTCCGTTCCGTGACCGTATCACTGACAGAGTGCCTTATAGTTCTGTCACGCACGATTTTTCAGGACTGTTCGGTGAACCAAGCTATCCGGAACGGACACTGCAATACAAGTTCATCATTTCCGATGAACAAGGTATCCGGTATCTGAGACCTCGTGTCGAGCGTTTCAAACACTGGCTTTATGACCCGACAGAAAAATCAGAACTTTATGATGATAGGGAAGAAGAATATCATTTCAATGCTGTGTGTACGGAATTTCATGAAAATTATACCAATGCTGTAAAAGCGGAAATCACGGCTGTCTTTCAGGCTGACCCTCTTATGATTCCGAATGTTCCGGCTGAACGGCTTGCAATCCCTGTGTCTGACTGTCGTTATCCTGATATTGATAATGACGGACGGGTAACGGCAGCAGATGCAGCCAAGATTCTTACTGCCGCTGCCAACATCGGCTCAGGTCTGGATTCAGGGCTGACACCAGAGCAGGAAGTGCTTGCAGATGCAAACCGTGATGGTGTCATTAATGCCGAAGATGCTGTACTTGTGCAGTTATTTGCATCACAGTGCGGTGCTGGAGTATGGAGCAATGATGAAGAAGGCTGGACAGACTTTATCAACTACAATCTTGACAGAAAGTCGGAGGTTCTCTGATGTACAGAATTGAAATAGAAAACAATGGTGTGACTGAAATTCTGCATGAAATGAACCCAAAAAGCCTCCGGAGAGTGGCTGACTGTGACTTTACAGATGATACAGAAGCAGTTGACTCAGCAACAATCATCGTAAATCCGCAGAATCCAGCTTATGAGCATCTGCATGAGCTGAAAACCCTTGTCAGAATCATCAACACAAAGACAGGCGAAACAGCGTTTGACGGGCGTGTTCTTCATATTCCGGAAGAAAGCATGGACAGTTCAGGAATCATCACAAAGACGGTTCTTTGCGAAAGTGTAGCCGGGTATCTCTGTGATACAGTACAGCTCTATCATCACTATGAAGATACAGAAGTGACTGGATTTCTTGCTTCTTTGCTGGATTATCACAACTATATCATGGGCTGGCACAGTCCGGAACGGTGCATCTTGCTGGGGGCTGTGACAATTCACGGTTCTGCCAGCAAGTCAACTTCCTACCGGAGTACAATGGATGAAATCAAAGAAAATTTGATTTCTCGGCTCGGCGGTATCCTGCATACCAGACGAAACGAAAGCAATCAGATAGTATTAGATTACTACCAAGAGGAGGATTTCGGCACTGTATGCGATACAGCAGTAGAAATCGCTGTCAACATGAAAAGTATTTCTGCCGGAACAGATGCAACAGGTATCATCACACGGCTGTATCCGCTTGGGACTCAGCTCAATGATGAAACCGGAGAACGTCTGACAATTTCAGAAGTCAATGACGGCTGTCCGTATATTGATGATGAGGACGCTATTCAGATTTATGGCGTAAAATGCGGAACAGTTGTATTTGATGATGTCACACTTCCGCAAAATCTGCTGACCAAAGGTCGAGAATATCTGTCGCAGGCATGTCGGATAAAGAAAAATTATCAGGCTGTTGTTCTGGACTTATCCACCATTGGGAAAGCGGCTGACAGCTTCCGAGCCGGAAACACTTACCGTTTTGTCAATCATCTGCTTCATCTTGACGAGTATCTGAAAATCATTCGCAGAACTGTAAATATTTTCAGACCGTATCAGCCAACTATTGAAATTGGCGATAAAATGGAGCGTGTAACAGATGTTGTAACACAAGCCAGAAACTACATTGCCTATGAAGTGCCGAAACAGCGGTCTGAAATCCTCCAGCAAGCAAAAAATAATGCTTCTGCCCTGATTACCTCGGCTACTCATGGCTATGTGATTGTCGAACCGGAAGAAATTCTTGTCATGAATACAAACAGCAAGGAAACAGCGACAAAAGTCTGGCGTTGGAATATCAACGGTCTTGGCTACAGTCACAGCGACACACCCGGACAGGCTTATGACGGCGAATATGGGCTTGCCATGACAATGGACGGGGCGATTGTTGCTGATTATATCACAACCGGAACAATGTATGCAGACCGTATTAAGGGCGGTACGCTGACAGTTGGTGGCTATAACAATGACAACGGCGTGATGCAAGTCCGGAACAGTTCTGGTGATGTTGTCTGCCTGTTTGACCAGAATGGAGCAGATATTATCGGCAAGATTACCAGCCGGGATAGTTCTGGATACTGGGTAACAATTGACAACGGACAGATTCAGGGCGGTGACAGCAGCGGAACTTGTATGACGATTGATGCACGAGCGACCATTACAGATACTTCCGGAACGGTTCACAAGGGGACAAGAATCTACTCAGATGCTGTCAGTCTGGACAACTGCAATCATTTTGGCATCAGTGGCTGGGAAGGTCAGACCGGAAATATGCCTGTTGTAACAGGTGTTTCCCTTGTTGATACTGATATTGTCCTTAATGCGTGGATTGATGAAAACGGCGATTTGCAGAAATATACCATGAAATTAGACGAACTTGTGAATGTCACACAGCAGCAGTATTATTTTCATCATGGCATTAATGCAACAGTGCTGGAATAGGAGCGATGATATGCAGATTGTAAAATTTTACGACAATATACCAACAATGGAATGTCTGCAAGGTGACACTCTTGACGAATTTGAAATTTCTGTAGATGACTGGGATTCTCTTGATGGCTGCACTATGCAAGTCATTCTGGAAGACCAGAAACTTCTCGGAACAGCAAAGAAAATCAAAGATTGTGTGCTTTCAGATGGCTGTTTCAAGGTGCAGCTTACCAGTGCAGACACCTCAGAATTAAGTGGTGTGTACAATATGCATTTCCGGATGAAAGATGCAGATGGATTGAGCCACCGGAAACTTTATGGCATTCTGATAGTTAGACGTACTGTACAGGGGGCTTGATTTTATGGAATTATCATTCAATGTCAAGAGAAATGTTTCATTTGGAGGAAAAACGGTCTCTGAATATGTAGCTGGACTTGGTGTCGAGAAAATCAAAGTGCTTTCTGAAGCAGATTACCGGGCAATTGCCACACCTGATACAAAGACCATGTATCTTGTGCAGACAGAAAACGGCATCAAATTCTATCTTGGCAGCGTTTCACTTTACGCTGATGATGTTCCGGCTGATGTAGAACAAGAACTCAGACGGATTGCCGGAATCGCTGAAGCAAACCAGACTTCGCTCGAAACAGTTGTCATTCCGACACTGGTAGAACATGGACAGGCCATTCAGGATTTAAATGATGCTGTCGTCCGGAGCAACAGCACAAAAAACATTACTGTCATGACGCAGGAAGAATATGACGCGCTGGATACACCAGACGAACACACTCTCTACGTTATCACATAACAGGAGGCGGACTATGGAACAAATGATACGGGACTATCAGGAAGTGTATAATTCCCTGAAAGAGAGAATGGCAGTTCTTCAGCAGCGTCTCAGTACGGAAGAACTCGAATCAAGGGAAAGGGACAAAATCAAGGGCAGAATCGAAGTCATGCGGCTGGAACGTGTTGATATTGTTCATGCTATCGCCGACATGAAAAAACATTTGTAAGGAATGATGAATGTGAATGATTTCATCCGATGGACAATTTCGCTGATTTGTGCCGTGGCCGGATTTTTCTTCGGCAGTCTGGACGGCCTGATTCTGGCATTGCTGGCATTTATGGCACTGGATTTTGTTACAGGCTTGATTGTGGGTATCGTGAAAAAGAAACTATCCAGTGAAATCTGTTTTGACGGCCTGCTGAAAAAAGGCCTGATTCTGATTATTGTCTCTATCGGACATATCCTTGATACGCAGATTTTCGGCGGTGAATCTTCCGTCTGCCGTTCTGCCGTGATAGGATTTTATCTTGCAAATGAGGGACTCAGCGTACTCGAAAACGTCGGGATGCTGGGAATGCCCTTGCCTGACAAGCTCCGGAAGACACTGGAACAGCTCCGGAATGATAACAACAAGGGGTGATTACATGTATACGATTGCAGACCGCCATTACACCGAAGTGAAGTCAACTGACAACGAAAAACAGTCTGTGTGCGTTGTCCAGATTAATTGTGATACTGCCGCCGACATTCCAACACCAAAAACAGAGTGGGCTATCGGTTCGTCCTGCTTCATCATTGACACACAAGAGGTCAAATTCCTCAATTCAAGTGGGGTGTGGGTCTGATGGATGTTGTAACTTTAGCACTGGCTAAAAAATTCACGCGTGATACCGCTGATTCCCTCGGTTCTCTGAAAGGTGCGCCCTGCACTGTCAAATCTGTTGTGCATCAGGACGGCGTGAACACTGTCACATTCGAGTGGACAGGCACATCAGGCGCAAAACAGGAAACTGTCATGACTGTCTATGACGGCACGCCAATTTATGTGTGGGAACCCGGAAATCACTATCAGTACGGTGATTTGTGCATCTATGCAAGCTGTTTCTATCGCTGTATCTCCGAAAACTCTGATGCTGATTTCGACAGCACCAAATGGAACGAAATCGGCAGTTCAGACGGAAACTATGACATTGTGCAGTCCTCTGATTTGCTTCCG